ATCATATGAGTCACATCCAAACGCACCAACGTGCTCATTTCCGGGGTATAACACCCCTCTTTTCTCTATTACGCGGTTTTGAAGATTTGTAGGTGGTACCCAACTTACTTTAAACCTGCCGTTTGGGCTTGGAGTGAATACAACACTGCTGTCTTTTATTCCGTTTGCCCAGCTAAAGCCGCCTTGCGTTACGCCTGCCGACGAATATATATCGTCGTTGTAATCTATTTGTTCATATATTTTTGCAAGGTTAAATATACTATTTTGTGTTTCATCTCTAAAAGCGTGTTCTTCTGTACGCGGAAACTGCCTATACATTTCGTTTAAGGCATCCTGGTCTCCTTTTAAGCCATCAACTTCATTGTTCCAATGATCTATAACTCCGACTTCAATATAGTCTTCATACGGGCCTTCAATTGGTTTTTCCGGCGTATCAAAGACAGGGTTTCCATAAGAATCAATGAATCCTTCGTAGTTCCATTCCATAGGCATGAACAAAGAATATAATCCTGAGCGAGTTTGTCCATTGGCGTTTCGCTTTGTAACGTCCGAATCATAATACAGTTTTTTAAAGTTTTCGCCGCCTTTATCTAAAGCATTGCTTGTAGACCCCATCATACACTTGCCTATAACTCGGCTACCTAGCCTTAGCGTTGTCTTCGTAACTCGCCAGTTGTTGAGGATGTTGTCCGGCCGCTCCCATTTACCCGATTCGTCGTGTACGAGGAGTTTGAGTTTTTCACCGTCATAGGAGTTATCGCCTGTGTTCTTCCAGTCGATTGTTGTGTCAAGCCCTTGTAGCTCTTCTCGCGTCTGCCCTGACTGTATAGATTTACGCGTGAGTTTTGAAGCGGGTACTCTATATGCAAGCTCGGTTTTGGGACGATCCATACCGTCTTGTATTGGTTTAAAAAAGAACGGGTAGTTAACGGATATTGGAACAACTTTATCTGTGAACATTTTCTTAGCGTCAGCCCCAGATTTGGACAGTATGCCAAACCGTGAATCGGACGATATTGTTGCCATATTAACAGCTTCCGATGATGCCATGAATGAAAAGCCAGAGCGCCTGTTTTTGAGATAGCACATTCCATAACACCGCTGATCGGCTTTGCATGCTTCCCAAAATATAAAGAATAATCTGTTTGCCTCTCTAAACTCAGGGGCCCCAACGTCAATCTTACTCCACTGCAAGTACATGTAATGAGTGCCAGTAATATAAGTAGGCTTGTTCTTGTTATAGAACCAATGACCCTCATCGCGTCTTTTAAACTCTTCATCTATATATGGTTCCCATTGATCTTTGAATTCTTCTGGATAACTTTTCCAATCAAAGATAGTTTTTATTCTATTTAACTCTTTAGGGTATTCGCTTTTACCCCATTTATTTTTGCCTTTAGTAATCTTGGTTGGCATAGGGGGCAGTGCAATCTTTAAATTTTGTATGCTATACACATCGCCAATCTGACCTGTTTTACTTATAACTACAATATCATTTTCTTTATCATAACCATATTTCCATCTACGCGCTTTGTTGTGACGTTTGAGCGTGTTTATTTTAATCGGTTCAATAACCTCAAATAAAGTTTGCTCGTACATTATCTTGATCTTTTTTCTGCAAAACCGCTAAATGCTTGTTTTTTTTCTTCTTTAGGTTTATTTAGCAGTATTGACTTTTCTTCTTCTATTCTATTTAGAATTTCAAACGCATCAAATATTGCAAGCTTTTTAGTCGCCGCTGCATTCTTAAGCCTATCTGTAGAAACATCATCTTCTGTGTTTGTTATGATTTTTTCTTCTGCAACATGTATAAGCTCATCAACCGCTTTGTAACCAGCTCGGATTATATTCTGTTTCGTCTCCTTGATATTCATATTTAATAGAAATTGAATTGGTTAACACCCTATACATTCTTTCACCATCAACAACGAATTCATATTCGCTGCTAGGCGTAAAACCTACAAGGTCATTTTTATTAATACCGTTTTTTTGAAGTTCTTTATCTACAAACTTTATTACACCTATTAAAGGTCTTTCAGGGTTTGCGTCAAATTTATCTATTGATTCAATAGGTTTTACAAAACAATACCCTTTTGGCGCCGACCATTCTTTGTTTCGTTTATATAAAAAAACCTGCGATGGGTCTACAAAGTATTCGTTTTCTTTAAAAAACCCTCTGCTATTTTTTTCTTCACCATACACATCATACCATCTTCTAAAAACATTATGATGCAATATAACTTCATCGCCTTTTTTAATATCTGTTTTCACTTCAACAGGCGTTTCAAGAACAACACCGTTTCTACTTACATATCTATGATCAGATATTTCGGTATTTAATATTAATTCTTTATTGCCTATAGATTTTTTATTATTGTATCTATCTTCTTTTGGGGCTATAATAAAATTAAATATACTTCGCATTAATATTCTAGGTTGTATTCTACAGCTATTCCCATGTTCTTATTAAAATCTTTCCATGGTAACACATCGTTATTTTTTTTAATATATATACTATATTTATCGTCGACTTCGACTATATCACAAATAGTATGCCCTCCGTAGACCTCTTGACCTACGGAGTAATGCATAGCTTCATTTTTATAGTCTCTACCGATACTAATCTTCCTTATCAGATTCATCTTCTTCGGTTATTTCTTCGTAAGTCCCATCTTGAACATTGATAGATACTTTGCCATATGTTTCTTCAAGTTCGTCCTGAAGTTCTTTCAATCCATTCTGTAAATCAGAAGACTGATGTAATAAACCGTGCTTTTGAATTTCAATACTTCCTATTTGTGATTGGACTTGATTTAATTGCTTAATTAGTTCTTGTAGCTTTTCAAGCTCTTTCTTTTTAATTTTTGACATAATAATTTTATTTAATTAAACTGATTATCTATACGTTAAATAATTACTTGTTTTATTTGTTTTTTACCAAGGCACTTCTTTAGTAACCGAAGAGGGGGTAATTATATCTGCTAATATGCCATCAATTGATGATTTCATAGCCGCTACGTCTAAAACACTTTCTAGCCAACCAATTACCGCTGATTCTTTTAAATCTGCAAAAGTAGTAAAATTTTCAGAATCAGGATTTCCAATTTGAGCAACGCCTATAACATTAGTTGAATAAGAGTTGTTGTCAGAGTCTTTTTGATCAGATGTAGCTATATAAGAATAGTGTACGCCGTATACAACATCCGCTAAAGAGTCTTTAGTTGGGTATGTATCTAATGCATTAATTTTCCATGAATATGTTGTTGCCATTTTATTAATTTATTTGTGATTTTAAGTTTTCAATTTCTGCTTTTAATTCTTTAATTGCACCAACTAATAAAGGTACAATTTTTGAGTTATCCATTTCTTGATATTCAGGCTCGCCATTTTCATCAATACCATCTTTTTCACCAAGCACCGCTTCAGGAATTATATTTTGAACTTCGTGTGCAATAAATCCGTCAACAGTTTTTTCGGCGTTTGAAATGAAGTTAAAACGTTTTGGTTGTAATTGTTCAATTCTCTCAATCGCGCCGGTCATGTCGACAACGTTTTCCTTTAACCTGTAATCTGAAGAAGTGTTATAAGATGTTGTGGAGCCAGAAACGCTAATTGAGCCAACGGAGGTGTTGTCATTTCTAATTGAAACTACTTGTCCGTCCGAACCAGTTCTATTAACAAGTAGAGATACATTACCCGATCTTGTAAACGAAGCTAGTCCTGATGGGCTCAAATCAATGCCTTGCGTGTTATAAGAGCTTGGGGCTGTTTTTCCGATTGTAACAGCTCCACTGCTGTTGATTCGCATTCTTTCTATAGCTGACGTACCAGCACCACCCCCGGCAGTAAAAAATCTCATGTGAAAGCCCGCTCCGTATTGGTTAAGCGACGCGCAATCTATTTTTCCTTTTATTTGAGCACCTGATCCAGATGCATCATTACCATAAAACTCATACGCGCCTAATAATTGATCCGTTGTCCACGTTCCGTTTTTTGTTGAATATATTCTTATACTAACATCATCATCTCCGGAAACTACTAATTTTTCTGCTGGAGCAGTTGTTCCAATACCGAAATTCCCTGTATTGTCATCAATTCTTACTCTTTCAGTTCCTGAATCTGTAAGAACAAAATCACCATCAGAGTTAACACCAAGCCCCCATTGTTCAGCACCAGACGATTCTTGAATTACAATTGCAGTGTTATTTGAATTTGTTTTTACAGCAATGTTACCATCATCAATATTTCCACTTGATTCACAATCACCAACTTCAAGTTTTGCTTGTGGTGATGTTGTTCCAATTCCAACTTTTGCTTGATAATTTATATTAAAAACATCGCCTAAAATACTATTTGCAATAGCGAAATTAGTTGTTCCGCCAATTGACTCAGGTTTTATTTTTAAATCCCAATAATTCCCCAAAGTATCGCCCGAATCTGATTCGGCAATTCTTAAAGCCGAATTTGCGCTTGACAATCCCGTACTTGTATCTCTGATTGTCAATATAGGATTTTCGCCAACTACTTCAAGAATGGTGTCAGGACTCGTCGTACCAATTCCAACATTGCCGCTTGAATTGATGCGCATGCGTTCTGACCCGTTTGTGTAAAATGTTTGATAACCCGAACCCAACGTTGCAAATTGCATTTCGTAACCCGTGCCCGTGCTTGTAGTTCCACCCGTTTTGTTTAATGTCTTAATGTATGCTATTTCACTATCTGAATTGTTGAAAGAAATTGCAAAGTGCGTACTGTTATTGCCAACATTGTTTACCCTTGACAAATTAATTCCGCCAAAACTTGTTGTTTGAAATTTCGCAACATTTCCCGAACCAAAAGCGTGTATTAATGTATTAGGGGCAGTCGTTCCAATACCAACATTGCCAGTACTTGAATCAATAGTCATTCTATTACTACCTAAAACCTTAATATTAAAATCGTAACTACTTGATGTTGGCAATTGAATTGCTGATTCTGTGTAAGGCGAACTACTTAAGCGCTGAGACCAGATTGATCCCACAAAACCCGGGTTTTCTACCCAAGTAATTGATCCCATAGATGGTGATTCTGAACCATTTTTTGTTGCTATAATACTTGCACCAGCAGATTGAGAAGATGTTGAATCAAGTTTTATTGTTGCTGTTCCTGAATCTGTTATTCTTATATCACCTGCAAAATATGCTGATTGCGTGGTATCATTTGGGTCTACATAATATGTAGTACCTCCGGGTCCGTAATATCTATTGGCTCTAACATTACCATTTACCTCAAGTTTTTGCCCTGGCTGAGTTGTTCCGATTCCAACGTCGCCGTTTGCCTCAATACGCAAACGTTCTGCACCGTTTACTCTTGTAACCATTGAATCTGTTGAGTGTTCATAATAAATTGAACCCCCGGCGTTAAAACCACTATTTGCGCCGTCTGCAACATCAGCAAAAGCTAAAAAAGAATTACCCGAATTTGAAGAATAAATTGTTGCACCAATATTTCCCGCCCCACCAATAACAAGATTGCTTGCTTGATTAAAAAATGACGAAGGATTTGACACGCCTATTCCAACGTTGCCCTCTAAAATATGATTGTCAGTTCCGTCGGTATAAAATGCAATTTTTTCGACACCGGCATTGTACATGTGGAATCTTGCTTTATTGCCACTTTTTTCGCCTATTAATACAATAGCATCTGTACTGCCATTTGCTTCAATTCGTAATCCTGAATTTCCAGAACTTGTTGAATTTGACTTAACTGTCAAAGGTGAACTTGGCGAAGTTGTCCCAATCCCAACACGCTGGCTTGTGTCAATAGTCATTGCAAAACCAGTAGCACTATTAGTATTTAAATCAGAGTTTGTATACCAGTGCATAGGCCCTGAAGTAAGGAAGTCAGCTGAAGTGCTTCCAGCAACAAGACCAAACGCGTGCTCGTTAGAGCCATCGTCGTAAACAACTTTTATACCACCTGTACCTGGTGTCTGGCCTGAAGCTATTGTAGATCTTGAAACTAAAGTATATTTAGTTTGATCCGAGGCACTACTGCCTGATCTAGCTTCTACAACTTCCAATTTATTGCTTGGCGTAGTTGTTCCGATACCAACGTTGTCACCGCTGCTACCGTTTAAAATTAAATCGTAACCATTATTTGCCCGAAGTTCAACGTCAGCATTGTTTATCCCTCTGAATCTGTTTGAATATATTGTATCTGTACTGTCCTGGACTCTTATGTTACCGTCGACGTGAAGTTTTTCTCCTGGCGTAGTCGTGCCAATACCAACGTCGCCACCATTTGTAATTCGTAGTCGTTCTAAAAAATTAGTTGATAATATTAAATCTTTACTTGTTGAACCAATTCTGACTTTGTCAGCAGTTGAATCAGTATTTGAAAAACAAATAAAAGAATTTGTTCCTGAAGCACTTTCAAAACTTGCAACCATGCCTGATGAACCTTGCTTTACATGAAATAAACGCGCTGGAGTGGTGGTTCCAATACCGACGTAGCCTGAAGAATCGATTCGCATTCTTTCAGCATTGTTCGTGAAAATACCCATGTGGTCTGTGGTGTGTTCATACTGAACCCGACCCATGTTCACATCATCAGGGTCACCAAAATGAACACCAGATATGCCCGTGGTAGACGTACTGGATATTTGCACTTTTGTAGTGCTTGCGCCAGTGACATGCAGTTGCTCAGTAGGGGAAACAGTCCCAATACCAATTCTGCCTCCAAATGCATTTAAACTTATATTCCTTGTAGTATCTCCCGCTTCATTAGATGCTTGTATAATTTGAGAGCTACTTGCTCCTTGTGAAAATGTTATTTGACCATCACCATTTGAGGAAGATTTAAGCTTTAACGAAGCTCTTGTATCGGTATCGGACAAGTTTACAGCATAAGAAGAAAATCCCCTAATTATGTGAAGTTTTCCTTGTGGCGAAGTGGTGCCGATTCCGACACTGCCTGCTGACGTAATAATCATTTTGTCAGTAGAGTTCGTGATAAAATTAATACTTCCAGTCCCAGAAATTGAGGCTATATCTAATCCCGCACTACCATCATCTTTTA